TAATCTATTTTCAAATAGATCTATTAAAACGTTTTTTACTCTTTTTGATTCGGAATATACATTTAAAATATATCCCTTTTCAGAAACCGTTGTAGATTCTTCCGCATAAATGTCCAATGCTGCTGACACCTCAGGTGTAAACTCCATAGACTCATAATCATAATATGCTGATAGTCTATTTGGTTCATAATATACTGATTGGTTATATAATGAATTATCTAATTTTGCCCACTTATCAAAAAGATATTGAGACTGTTGTGCTTGTAACCTAGCTTTTTCAAATTCAACGGGATCATCGGTCTTTAATAACTCTTCTCTTGAAAAATTAAAAGACGGAGGACTTTGTTCTCCCTTATTCTGGAAGCCAAATATCTTAGTTAATTTCTGAAAAACTGTCAAATCTTGATTCGCCATACTATATAAATACTATTGTAATTAATCTAATCAATTTTTATTGAATTATCAAGCCTTTTTATTAGTTCCGAATAACCAGGAATATTGATTGTACTGTTCTTTCGCTGGTATACCGTTAGAACTACTCTTTGCGTATGGTGAGCTATCAATTTGCATCATACCAACCTGATCGAAACTAGTTCCATATGAATAATTTTCTGTTTGTGGTGACTGATATGTTCTTTCTGACATAACCCAAGAATCTAGCATAGCCTTATTCTGTTGTTCGTTTCTAACTAATTGTGTAAATGATATTTCTCCAGCATACAAAGCAATAGCTAAACTCATGATTGAATCATCATGTTGTCCTTTCATGTGATCTGGTCTACCATTTATATAAACAAAAGTGTTTAGTTCATTTAAAAGCCTATTAGATCTAACAATAAAATCATGTCTGAGTTGTTCTTCAAATGCTGAAACAATTTGTGTTCTTTTATTATTAAAATTAATTCCAGGTATTTTTTCCATTGCTTTTGCATTATATTCCCAAACATTCTTGGTATTAATACCATCAATGAATAAGTTCTTATAATTCATTTCTTGCAATTTTCTTGATGTTGCAACACCCATACCACCTGTGATATCGATTACAATAAACGCATCATATAATATACCCCATTTATAAGCAACAGACGCTAAATCGTCTGGTGGCATTTTACCAACATATTCAACAACTTGCTCTCTTTCATCGAAATCAATAATATTGATTGATGAAAAATCCTCACTATCACCTCTACTAACATCAACTCCCATAATATACCTATGCCCCTGAACAGGTTCTTTCCATTGCCAAAGCAATCCTTGCATATATTTTTCTTTTGGTTGTTTAATCATGGTTTTAGCAATCTTTTCCATTGTCTCAGTTGGTATTACGCTATCACCAGATCCTAAGAAATCACATTCAAGTTCTTGAGAAATTTTTCTCTTATCATATTTGAATTTTTTGGACATTGACTCAAACCAAGATGAATAAGGTTGATACCCATTATCCATTAATTCTTTGTATTTTGTTATGTCGAATTCTTTTAAAATAACCTCATCATCATTATATTGTTCTCTATTTAACATATAATGTACAATATCTGGAACTTTAATCCAAACCAAATCTTTAGTATATCTAGGATCTTTAAACCATCTTAAATCAGTGATGTGAAAATCATTAATACCCCTAATTGCTTGTTCATAAACACCATAATAAATTGGATCGTAGCCATTTGGTGTTGATATTAATATAATCTTACCACCGGTTGATAACGAGGCCATAGAAGCCGCCCAGAAGTCATCTCCAGCCTCAATATATGCTGCCTCATCAAATACTAATATTGTTGGTGTAAAACCACGAAGAGCATCCGCAGATGTGGCCACAGCCTTTACCTCAGATCCGTTATTTAATCTAAATCTACTTTCTGAATTTTTATCTGGTGAAAACCCAACATTTATCCATTCTGGCCATTGATCTAAAAAGTGACGAACTTTATTCGCCATCTCAATTGCGGTATCACGTTTGTTTGCGATAATCAAAACCCTTTCTGGATTTTCTGGTTTTGCTAATTGTAATTTTTTTGATAACCATGCGGCCGTTACTGTTGTTACACCAGCTTGACGATATTTTCTTGTGATGTTCTCATTATATGTTTCGTAATCTTTTAATAATTGTATTTGATCAGGAAACAACTCTAATGGCACAAACTTTCTCTGTGTATTATCAAAGGTTTGGAGATATGTTTTAAGTGCGTATGGAGTATCTTTTATTATACGAGCATACTCCTTTAATTGTTCTATTTTTTGACTCATATATATAAATATAAAAAAAGTGGTCAAATTTGACCACTTTAACTTAATTTCTCATTAATCTCTTGGTTTATCTATTCCCAAACCACCTAGTTCCCCATATAAATCGTCATCATCAATTCCCTTGGTAATGTCATCCAATTGTTTGTCAAATTCTTCCATTGCTACTTTATAATCATAATCATTAATTTCACCATTGATCATATCATATAATGATTTCATTAATCTCTTGCTAGTATCGGTGTTAGAAAGGACTTCTCTCATGAATACTAAAAACTGTTTAGCTGGTTTAGAAACAATAGTTTGAAACATAATTAATTGAATTCCAGCCTTATCTTCATCTGTAATTGTTTCTTCTGGGAACGAATCTTTAAGAATGTCCCATATTGCTGGGCCTAATCTAAAATCCCAAATCTCTTTATTCTTACTATCTTCCTTATCCTTTACTCTTCTGGCTAATTCCATATCTATATTACCATCAGCATCTTTTGGGTTACTATGAAGGTCTGCAATAACTTCGTATGTTCCTTTAATTAATTCATGAACTAATATTGGAAAATTAATTGCTGTTGCAACAACTCTTGGCGGCTTCTCATTTGGATAAGATTTTTCCTTACCCCCAACTTGTGGTGTTCCACCACCTCCACCAACACCCATAGCTCTATTACTTCCTTGCCATAACATAGCATCAGCTGCTGACATTAAAGCGCCATACATTGATATTAGTCTGTCTGCTTGACCAGTTATTTGTTGTAAACCTTCTCTTGCATAGTGATACATAAAATGACCCGTACTTGATGCTCCTTGCATCATAGCGTTAATCATCCTTCTTTTTGCTCTTTCTAATGTAAAATTATCTAATTCATCGGCAAGTTCCTTTTCCAATTCAACTTCTTCTGGTTCCATTTCACCTGGAGGTGAGTTCTTGAAGCCCTCATTTGATGGTAATTCAATCTTTGCTTCATAAACAATATCACCTTCCTCAACACCCAATTCTTTCATCACTAGCTCAACAGCCAATGCTTCTAACTCTCTTAAATGTGTTGATTCGATACGCGATACTTCATACTGAGTTCGACCCATTATACTATTTAACGTTGGACTGATTTCATCACCAACACCTAATGGCATCCCTAAATTATTTCTAACGTTATCAACAATTTGCTTATAACGCTTAGATGCTAATAATTCCTCAAAATTTGAGTGTGGTTCATTAACATTTTTAGGGAAGTTTACTTTCTTAAATGTATGATCTCTACTAGCCAAATCTCTTTCAACGTCAGGATTTGGCCTGCTATCAGGTGTATCAAATGTCATTGGCATTTCGTTAATATTTTCTTTTATCTTCAATAATAACGATTTTTTTGTTAGTTTCATAGTTAAATTTATTCGGCAGCCATAGACATTTTATTTCTATGTAATTTTTTTATTTTAGCTTTTGGATCTGACTCTGGAACCGGCTCTTCATTTGGATTTCTAAAGGGTCTTCTTCTTGGGTCATCCTCTCTTTTTGGTTTCTCTCTTGTTGGTGTGTCAGGAATTACTTCAGGTTGAACTGGAGCTTCTTCTGGTTTACCAGCAGATACAATAGAATCAAAAGATAAAAATTCAGGTAACTTAGGCATTTTTCTTTCAGATAAATCTTCAGACACTGTTCCATTCATTTTTAATTTAACCATTTCCATAATTTCCGATTTTGTTGTTACTGAATGATATTTCTTACTTACAACATTTTCAACAAATGCGCTAGGGTCTTTTAAATTAAGAATAGATTTACCTTTTTTCTTTTTTGGTACTTTAGCCGCATCAACTTCTTTGACTTCAACTGATTGATCTTTTAAAGCGTCTGGAGTTTGTAATACCGTGTTTAACGCTGCGATATCTTTAGGATCTTTACTATTATAAACAGTTTTAGTTGTTGTTACAGTTTGAGCCTCTTTTAACATTTTATCAGCAAATTTCATTAACTGATTATCATTGAATCTAACCAATGTTTTTTCTGAAAATCCTTCTTTAATAAGTTTTTCTATTATTTCTGTTCTTTTCATTTTAATTTATATTTAATTTCTTCATTAATTAATCTAAGCCCCTTCGTTGCTAATTTCTGTGTTACGCTTTTTAATTCTTCAGCAAAATGAAATGAAATCCTTATTGGTCTTTCTTCTGCTTCAATATCAAAAGCTTCCCACCCTAATGCAATAATTCCATCAACCGCATCGATAACACCAAAATAATCAGAATTCTGTACTAATTCAAGTTTTAAATCAGAATTCTTAAGTAAACCAACCAAATCGATTGATTCTACTTCTGGTGGTATAGCTCTACCGGCAGACGGAATTATAAACCATTCTTCAACTAATGTGTCTGGGTCGTTACCAAAGATAAATTCATATTGTCTTTGTCCTTTATAATCTTGACCTAGTTCATTAATGTATAGAAGGTACATTTATTCAAAATATTTACTTAAGGTTGTATTAATTGCTTCGTTGATATTTGATAATTCATGAGTGATATCTAAATTATAGTTACCTTCCTCATCTTCCTCTTCTTCAGAATCTTTTGTTAAATGTTTATCATAAGCATCTTCTCCACCGTCTTCAAAATCAAAATATACTTCATCTAAAGCCTCTTCCTCTGGTTCTTCACCAAATTTTGTATTAATAAGTTCTTCTAATTTAGACATTCTTTCTGCTAAATCATCTTCAGGTGCTGGTACAACTTCGTCAGATTCTGGTTCAGCTTCTGGAGCCTCAGCATCTGCTTGTGGCATTTCTTCAGAACCCATCTCTTCATCTCTTTCAAACTTTTTACCAATCTCTTCGATATCATCTTCGTCTAATTTATCCAAATCAACCGCAGAAATTATCATGTTTAAAACATATTTTATATCATCACTTTCCATTTTAGGTTGTTGATCTCTAAGTTCTTGGCCTAATTTACCAGAAAACTTTTGAATCTCAGCCATATAATCAGAACGCTTACTTTCTTCTGGGCTCATTGCTTCGGGTTCACCTTCAGCGTCTGGCATAGGGGCATCCATATTGTCCATACTATCAGCAGGTGCTTCAGTATCAGAAGGTGGCATCGAAGGTGCTGGTGCACTATTAACAGCCGGTTCTGGCATTGGCATTTCCTGTGTTGGTTTGGTTGTTTTTAAAACATATTTTGTTATGTCTTCATTCAGCATTTCTTGACCCTTTAAAAGTTCTAATCTTTTAAGAGCTTCAGCATATGAACTAAATTTGTTTTTATTTTTCATGAACATACCACCAATATAATCTAGTGATGATTCATTCAATCCTTTTTTAACATAGTATCCGTCTTTTTCTCTAACGATACCGTAAACCCCATGTTTACCTTCTTTAACTAATTCAGCATTAGACGTTTTTTGATTAGACGATTTCTGATTATAGTAAGTTAATTCGAGGATTCTTTTGAACTTTTCATCCCCTTGTAATTTCTCACTACCGATAGGTTTAATATCTCCCATTGTTTTTAAATTATAAATAAGCTTATTCTTACCCTATAAATACAGGGGAAAAGGAAAAAAATACAGATAACAATTATGGTAGGGATAATTTTTTGTTTGAAATACTATTTCTAAGATCCATTAACTTCTCAATATACCCATTTCTTCTTAAAAGCTTGAAAGTTAAGTTCTCATATGAGTATTCCCCACCAGCCTCTAGCCCACTTTTTCTAAATTTTTTTAATTTGTCTCTTAGGTCTAAAGCCATTTTATCAACATCCTTACCATGTTCATGATAATCAATTAGTTGGTCAATTCTTTTGGCAAAAAATTCACCCTTTTCTAGTATCTTTTTGGTGTCGATATTCTCTTTTTTCATAGATGGTTCAACAACCCATTCATTGTTTAAAACCGAATATACCCCAGATGAAACGTGTTCTTCATTAACATCTTGAACATATAATTCAACATCAAATCCTTTTATTTTAATGTCATTCTTTTCATTCCAAACATTCTTTTTTGCGTCAAAAAACTCTTTAACGATATCGTGCATAGCGTTTGAAGCACTATCACCTTCACTGATCTCATTCATATCTATTAATATGTGTAAATCCACATCCGAGTATTCTGACCAATTGTAATTAGCTAAAGAGCCTGTTAATATAACATCATGTATAAAAAAATCAACACCTAGGAAATCAATAAATGAATCTGTTATCTCTAATAACTTATCCGAAATTTCCTTTTTAATTGTAAATTCCCCAGTTTCGTTCTTATCAAATATTGTTGGACACAACGTATCCTTAAGCTGAAATGACTTAATAATCTTACTGTCTGTCTCCGGATCTGATAATTCTAAAAGTTCGTCTACTAGATTTTTCATTAACTTACCTTTTTATAGGCGTGTGCATTCTTTATTTTTGCATTTAGAAATGCTCCCTGCGAATCACTCATCCTAAACTTGGTGAACAATTCCCATGAAACATCTGCGTATTCATAAATACTACCGTTATTGAATACAACTGTCAACAACTTGCTTTCCGTATTATATGACGCGGATCTAATATTAGTCGATTTAATATCAACAGATATACTTGTACCCTCAATTCTTTCTGATAATATTGCCATGATTTTTTTATTGTAATATAAATAATAAATATTAAATAAAAAACCCTCAATATTGAGGGTTTTAATTTATTTCACCAAACCAAAGGAATTTCCACTACCGGTTTTCAATTGACTCATTAATTTGTCTTTTAACTGGTCTTTTTTTGTTGTGTCTCTAACTGCAGTCACCTTATTGTTAACTTCTTTAGACCTTTTGTCCAGTAAAATGTTAGCTTCTTCAATGTGCTTACGTTTCATTTCTAATTTATTCATGATTTCTATTTATTATAAATAGTAAAGAAAACCCCGATATTATCGGGGTTACATTTAATTAAGAGAAATAAGTCTCTCAATTGACTTCTTTTTATCGATTGGTAGTGTTAATACCAACACACCATTCTCAACATTACCCACAATGTCTTTTTCTTTAACATCATCAGGTATTGTATAAGATTTTATAAAATTACCAATGAAATGTGTTCTTTCATTCTTCTCATCCTTTTCAAAAGAGATTTTTAAAACACCTTCTTTTATGGTAATCTTTAAGTCATCCTTAGTTAAACCAGGTATTGACATTGAGATTTTATATTCACTTTCTGTTTTGTGAATATTAGTTTGTGGGCTAACATTGTAGCGAGATGCATCTAATACTTTATCAAACGCATCAAAGAACGGATCTTTAAATAATGTAATCATATAGTTTTATTTTATTTTTACAATTTACAAATTGTGAACCAAATGTCTAAAGCTGACATTTAGACATTCGTTAGACATTTTTTTAGACATTTTGTCTGAACCATATTTTGTTTTTTTAACTTTTTTTACGTATGTTTGTGTTAAACTTAAAAGATAGTATATGGCAGTAGAATTTGGTTATGAAGAAAACCCCAGAACTAACCCTAAAAACAAAAGAGTTAATTCAAACACACCAATCTTAGACAATTTTTCTAGAGACTTAATTAAGTTAGCAGAAGAAGATAAAATTGATCCGGTTGTTGGTAGGGATAAAGAAGTTAAAAGAATTGCGCAAATCATTTCAAGAAAGAAAAAAAATAATGTGATTATTGTTGGTGATGCTGGTGTTGGTAAATCTGCATTAGTTGAAAAATTAGCATTAATGATATCTAAGGGAGATTGCCCATCTAATCTAATTGATAAAAGATTACTATCACTTGACTTAACTTCATTGGTCGCGGGTACAAAATATCGAGGCCAATTTGAAGAGAGAATTAAAGCAATTTTACATGAGCTACAAGAAAACCCTGATGTTATTGTTTTTATTGATGAAATACACACAATGGTTGGTGCCGGAAATGCATCTGGCTCAATGGATGCTGCTAATATTTTAAAACCAGCATTAGCAAGAGGTGAAATGCAGTGTATTGGCGCAACAACATTTGATGAATTTAAAAAACACATTGAAAAGGACGGCGCATTAGTAAGAAGATTTCAAAAAATTATTTTAAAAGAACCAACTGAAGATGAAACGGTTGAGATTTTAAAAAACTTAAAAAAATCATATGAGGGATTTCATAAAGTATCATATGGTGATGAGGTTGTTGAAACAATAGTAAGATTATCAGGAAGATTTATGACTGATAAACAATTCCCAGAT